TAAGCTCGCTAAGTTCGGATACCTGGAGAAGCTACGGAAGGAGGGTCCGTCACGACAATGGGGAGACCAAGGAAGCCTGTGGAGGGTCATCTACGACCCAACAATGAGCTACAAACAAGTCCTCGCAATGAGACCACCAGAGGTCGAACTAACCGAACAAGAGGAGTTCGCCGCCATGAATAAAACACTCAAGATAATCACCAGCATAGGTGCTAAAGGTACTCAAAAACAGGGGGACAGACAGGGAACAGAGCCTGTGGATAACTCTACATTATACAAGCCCCACCTTGTGCAACAACACAAGCCCCACCTTGTGCATAACAATATCGATAGAACTATAAGAAAAGAAGTAAAGGAAGAAGAATGTAAAAGACTATGTGAAGAGTACAAAGAATTGATGCAATCCATACATGGACGACCATGGCGATACGACATCAGACAGACTCACCTCGCCCGTGACATCCTCATGCAAAAGGAAGCAACTGAGTTCCTCACTCATGCCAAGCAACAGCTGCAATGGATGAAGGACAACAACAAAGAACCAGCCATTAGTTTGAAGTACTACCTCACGGTCTATGAGAACAAGGGCAAGCCTAAAGATAGCACGGATATCCTAAGGCAAGTAACTAGCAGAATGAGGATGAACAGGTGACCTGTACAAAACCTATCCGAACGTCTTGGTTCTGTACGTACAGCCAGCGGAGAAGAAAAAACGTTATCTCTAAAAGGCACCCTTACCCCCCTGGCCCCCTTTCAACGTTATGGGGGGCCACTTCCGAAATATTTTTTAGAAACCGAAGAAAGGAAATTTTATGAATTACAATGTGAGTCAAGCGAGAGAAGGCAAGGAGGGCAAGACCTTTTGGATGAAGGTTGGTTATGCTTTTGAGAAGGATGGTGTTGTATCATCGATTAAGTTGGATGCGTTACCGTTGCCGAATGAGAAGGGCGAGGTTTGGTTAAATTTATTTCCTGATGACCGTGATAAAGGGGCTACGAAGAGTGACTGGTTGCAGCCTTCGCAGCGTACTTCGGATGATGAGATACCGTTTTAATGGCTGGTAAGCGTCAACAGGTTCCGAAGGTTAAGCCGTTTGCGATGAGTCGTATTAATCGGCGTTTGCGTGGTTCTAAGATAATTTATGAGCATCGTGATGAGTTAGCTATGGAGTTGATGGCGTTGGGAAGTAGTAAGATAACGGATGTTGTTGACTGGGATGCTGATGGGAATGTTAAGGTTAAGCCTATTGATGAGATACCTGAGACTGCGTTGACGGCGATTAAGAAGATTAAGGTTACGCCGACCCGTGGTGGTGATATTTTAGAGGTTGAGATGATTGATAAGGTGCGTGTGTTGCAGCTCTTGGCGAAGTCTGCTGGCTTATTGGATAGTGAGAAGGAGATAGATAAGCCTTCTGTTGTTTCGATAGAGATGGTTATGCCGGATGAGGAGAAGAAGGATGGCTAACCCTCAGGCTGGACTTAAACTTAACTTCTCCAGCGCGCCTACTGTGGCTAAGTTCTTTAAGAGCAAGGGATTTGTGAGGGGATTAATGGGGCCGGTTGGTTCGGGTAAGTCGTATGCGTGTTGTGCTGAGATATTTCGCCGCGCTGTGGAGCAAAAGCCGAGTCCTAGGGACGGTATAAAGTATTCTCGGTGGGCGATTGTGCGAAATACGCACCCGATGCTGCGAACCACTACGCTAAAAACGTGGCTGGAGTTATTGCCTGAGAATATCTGGGGGCCGGTAAAGTATTCGCCGCCCATAACGCATCACATTAAGCTACCGCCCCGTGATGGTGCCTCTGGTATTGATATGGAAGTTATTTTCTTAGCCCTCGATGACCCTAAAGATGTACGGAAGCTGTTATCTTTGGAATTAACGGGTGCCTGGGTTAATGAGTGTCGTGAATTACCCAAGGCAGTGATTGATGGCTTGACGCATCGTGTAGGTCGTTATCCTACTAAAGCTGATGGCGGTGCATCGTGGCATGGAATTATTCTTGATACCAATAGCATGGACGATGACCACTGGTATTACAAAGCAGCTGAGAAAGAGCGCCCTGTTGGGAAGTTTGCTTGGGAGTTTTTCAAGCAGCCTGGTGGTGTTCTTGAGGTTCCTTTGGAAGAATTGCCGTTAGATATGCCTGAGGCTCAAGGATATACGCACCAAGCAGGAAAATGGTGGCAGACAAATGAGAAAGCTGAAAACTTGGGCAATTTGCCAACGGGATACTATGACCAACTTCTGGGCGGCAAGAACCTTGATTGGATTAGATGTTATGCTGAAGGCAAATACACGTTTGTGCAAGAAGGTCGTCCTGTGTGGCCCGAATACAACGACGAACTTATGGCAACGGATTTAGAAGCTAACCGTTCGGTGCCAATACAAGTGGGCATTGACTTTGGATTAACGCCAGCTGCGATATTTGCCCAACGAATGAAGAACAATACCTGGCACGTTTTACATGAGCTAGTGACGTTTGACATGGGATTGGAGCGCTTTTGCTCAATGCTAAAGTCTGAATTAGAAAGTCACTTTCCCGGCTTTGATACGATGATATGGGGCGACCCGGCTGGTATGGCACGGGACCAAATCTATGAAACTACGGCGTTTGACCACCTCAAGACTCACGGGATTTTGGCTAGGCCAACCGCAACAAACGAATTTAGAACCCGACGCGAGGCAATGGCGATACCAATGGGGCGATTGATAGATGGTAAACCTGGGTTTCTCATTGATAAAAAATGTATGCGGCTTCGCAAAGCCTTGATTGGTGGATATCATTTTAAGCGCGTTGCGATGGGCGCTGGACAAGAACGATTTAGGGATGCACCCAATAAAAACGAACACTCACACGTCGGGGATGCAGCTGGATACTGCTTGCTGGGGTCCGAGCATAAGATTATGACCCGTTCTCCTATGCGAAACCGGCAATCTGTCCAGGCAAAGGTACTTGATTTTGACGTATTCGGTTAGAACTCTCACCAATGTTCTTGATATTCAAACACCCAGAGACAAACTATTGCAATTTCACATGGGGCATTACGACATTCTTGAGAAAAATGACTTTGATTTAAAGAATTTAGAGGACTTTCCTGACTACCGCAGCTATTTTGAGGGCATTGCAAGCCAAGGAATAGCCTATACTTTTGTCATTGATGAGAAAATTATGGGTATCTTCGGTGTTTTTGAACTTTGGCCTGGGGTCTATGAGTTCTGGATGATACCGGCACGCGATTTAAGGACCAAAACAATGCGTTTTCATCGCAAAGTGATACGGTTTTTTGACTATTTTTTTGCAAAAACACGACCAAAAAGGGTCCAGTTCACTGTTCATTCACTAAATTTTCACGCAGACACCTGGGCAGAACGGTGTTATTTTAAGAAAGAGGCCGTCATGGAAAAATATGGTCCTGATGGCGCGGATTATTTTATGTACGCGAGGTTTAAATAATGTCAGGGATTATAAAAAAGTTAAAACCAAAGGCGCCAGCGATTGACCCCAGCGTTAATCAGCGCATTTCCGAAAATGAAAAGGCAGCAAAAGCCGAAGCTGACAAAAGAAACGCCGCCTTACAGCAACGATTAACCCGAAAAAGCCCTAGAGCGCAGTTAATGGATACCACGGTAAGCGACCCGTTTGGAGCCGAAGGCAGAATGACAACAACTCGGCTGCTAGGCGGCTCTGGGCGAAACCCACGGGGATAGTATGAAGCAATATCTTAGAAACCCCAAGCATCGGGAGCATCACGAAGATGAAAAAAGTCAAAGGGGCCAAAAGGCCATTGAAAGCAAAAATGCAGTCGAAGAGTCGGGCGATGAAGGCGACGATTAAAAAATACGTTAAGAAAAAAGGGTATTAGAAATGGCACTTTCCGTTGAAGTCCTAAAAAAGCGTTTTAAAAAAGCTACTGCCCATAAAGACCAGTGGCGGTCAATTTATGAGGAAGCGTATGAGTACGCTCTTCCCATGAGAAATCTTTATGATGGGTATTCGGAAAGTGTGCCTGGACAAAACAAAATGAAAAGAGTGTTTGATAGTACGGCTATCCACTCGACCGCAAGATTTGCAAACAGAATACAGTCTTCATTGTTCCCACCGCAACGCAGCTGGTGTCGTTTAGAGCCAGGCAACGAAATACCAGCGGAAAAACAAATACAAGTACAGCAAGTCTTGGATATGTACACCGAAAAAATGTTTGGCGTTATGGCTCAGTCTGGTTTTGATTTGGCAATGGGTGAGTTTTTACTTGACCTAGCTGTGGGAACAGCTGTTTTGATGATAACGCCTGGGGACGAGATAACACCTATTCGTTATACAGCGGTTCCGTCATATCATGTTACTTTTGAAGAAGGTCCAAACGGGACAGTCGATACAGTTTACCGTGAATTGCGTAGACCCTACCGCGTTTTGGAACGTGAATTTCCGGATATTAAGATTCCTAAAGAAATATCTGACCGATACAAGGATGATACAACTAAAGAAATAGACTTGATTGAGGTTACCTATACGGAAAAGAACTATATCCACTACTGCATTTTTACTAAAGAAGGCGACTCTAAGCTTGTTGAACGAGATTTAAAAAGTTTCCCGTGGGTTGTTAGTCGATACATGAAAGCAAGCAACGAGCGTTATGGTCGGGGTCCCGTGCTGTATGCCCTGCCGGACATTAAAACGCTTAACAAGGTTGTTGAACTAACACTTAAAAACGCCAGTATATCAATCGGCGGTGTCTTCACAGCTGTCGATGATGGAGTTTTAAACCCACAAGCTATTTCAATTGTACCTGGAGCAGTGATTGGTGTCTCCTCAAACGGTGGGCCAAGAGGTCCATCCCTTCAACCTCTTCCGAGAAGTGGAGATGCCAATACCAGCCAAATACTAACAAATGATTTGCGTATGCAAATAAAGCAAACTCTGCTTGATACCTCATTGCCCCCAGATAATATGTCAGCGAGGTCAGCAACTGAGATTGTTGAGAGGATGAAGGAACTGTCACAGAATATGGGTGCAGCTTTTGGACGACTAATTTCTGAGACAATGTATCCAATTGTTCGACGAACGCTTGAGCTTATGGATGAATTAGGAATGATTGACTTACCGTTAAAGGTAAATGGATTACAGGTTAATGTTACACCAATATCGCCTCTAGCAATGGCTTCCAACATGGATAAAATTAACGAGGTTATGCAATTCTTACAGATTTCTCAAGCATTAGGTCAGACAGGTCAAACGCTTGTTAAGATGGACGCGGTCGGTGATTACATCGCGGACCAACTTGGAATACCAGCAAACCTGAGAACAACACCAGAAGAGCGCCAAGCAATGCAAGAGCAAATGGCAGCACAAGCTGAAGCTATGATGGCTGCACAAATGGCGCAAGCCGGTGGTGAAGCACCACCACAACAAGGAGAGCAACCTGTATGAACCAAGCAGAACGCATTAGGAGCATAAACGATATCGGTTGGGACGGCGTTGATGCGTCCCCTACCCTAAAATTTGAGAATAAAGACCTCCAGCAAGAGCTTGATATGCTGTTTAAGCGAACATTTACAAGCGAAAGTGGAATTAAAGTTCTTCAACATTTAGAGAGCATAACACTAGACCAACCTTCTTGGGTGCCAGGTGCTGATAGTAGCTATGGTTTTAGCCGTGAGGGTCAAAATAGTTTAGTGCGCGAAATCAAGCAAAGGATGAAAAGAGCAGATGAACGAACAGGTTGAGCAAATACAAGAAGAAACAGCTGCGCCAATGCCCAATGGCTTAATGGACGGCGTTAAAAGTGAAGATACTGAGGCAGCAAATGAAGAAGAACTGTTAGCGCCGCACTTAGAAGAAGGCGAGGAAGAGGCAAAAGAAGCTGAGCCGCTGGAACGCCCTGACTGGTTTCCTGAGAAATTCTGGAATGAAGAAGATGGCTTTGAGTTAGAAAAAATGACTAAGTCATATGAAAGCCTAGAAAAAGCATTTAGCCAGGGTAAGCATAAAGCACCAAAAGAGTATGATACAAAGGTTCTTGATGATGCAGGGTTTCAAAAAGAAGACCCAATGGTCGATGCGTATTTAGGTTGGGCCAAGAAATTTGGTGTTAATCAGGCAGCGTTTGACGAGCTTGCCGGAACAATAGCCGAAATTGGTGGTGAAAACACGGCACAAATCCAGCAAGATTATGAAACAGAGATTAAAGCTCTTGGTCAAAATGCAAATGAAATTATCCAGAGCAATGTGAATTGGTCTGATGGTTTGTTGCGAAAAGGTGTTATTACTGAGGCTCAACGTGCGGAGATAAATGTTTGGGGCGGCACAGCTGAAGGGCAGCGTTTGCTGCAAACAATGCGTAGCCTTACAGGTGATATGACGCAAATGCCAACAATAGCTGTCAGTGATGAGGCGTTAAGCGAGTCTGATTTCCAAGCAGAAATTGACTCTATGATGGCTGACCCTCGCTACGGTTCAGACCCCAAATTTAGTAATGATGTTGCTCGAAAAATTTACAGAAGGCGTGGCGAAAGCTTCCCTGGATAACTTTTATAGTTTAGGTTCTTTACAAAACACGCGTTTTAGTATAACGAAATAATAACTGATAACCTTTTGGCCAGTTGTGAAACACATTCACCAGGCCGGAGCCTTCTCCGACAACCAGGTTCATTTTGAAACTTTAATGGAGAAGTAATATGAGTACAGGACTCAGTACAGCCTTCGTCCAACTTTTTGACTCTGAGGTCAAGCAAGCTTACCAAGCTACCTCAAAGCTCCAAGGAGTTTGTCGGATGCGTAACGGTGTTGTCGGAAGCACTGTAAACTTTCCGAGCGTGGGTAAAGGCACTGCAAGTGTTCGAACCCCACAAACAGATGTTGTTCCTCTGAACACAGCTTTTGCAACTGTATCTGCCACAATGACAGACTACATTGCAGCTGAGTATTCAGACATTTTCAATCAGCAAAAAGTTAACTTCGACGAACGTCGAGAATTAGCCGAGCTAGTTGGTAATGCTATTGGACGACGACAAGACCAAATCATCCTTGATGCTATCGCAGCAGCAACCGCTGGAACCACCGTTGCAAACACGGTTGTAACTAGTGGCAGCGCTGCGGCTTCAGACATGAATGTTGGAAAAATCATAGCGGCTGCGAAAGCACTTAACGCTGCAAATGTTCCAGCGGCGGATAGGCATTTGGTTATGCACGCTAATGGTCTAGCATCTTTGCTTGCTGACGAAAGAGCCGTAAGCGCA